CAATGCAGAGGTCTCCGGCAATGCAAGGGTCTCCGGCAATGCAAGGGTCTACGGCGATGCAGAGGTCTACAGCAATGCAGACTATACAACCATTCATGGTTTCGGCACTCAGTTCCGTACAACTACATTCTTTCAGTGCGAAGATAAGCAGATCAGAGTATCTTGCGGTTGTTTCTTAGGAACAATTCCAGAGTTCCGCGAACAGGTAAAAAATACCAGAGAGGGCAAAATTGCGGAAGAGTACCTTATGATTGCCGACCTGATGGAAAAGCATTTTGTAAAAGAAAAAGAAAGTGGTGAATAATTATGACCCCAGAAGAAGTAAACCTTTACGTCAAAGAAAATGCAGAAGTTCATCAGTTCGCTGCAGAGGTTGCGAGAATCATATCAGGCATTCCACAGATGCCAGAGTTCTCGTCAGAGAATATGACTGTAGCCGACGCGAGTCAACTGATCGGACTTCCTATTACAGCAATCCGGGCAGGGATTGTGTATGGATGGTTGCCGATTGGCGTGGCTGTGCAGAATAACAAGCCAGCAAAAAGTCTTTCCGGTGGACGAATCACATACATCATAAGCCCTAGGAAAGTCTATGAAGTAACTGGCCATGTCTGGAAAGGCAAAGAGGCTCTCAATAAGTGAGTGCCCCGGAGGGAGACGACACCTCCACCCCGGAGCTTTGCACCACTAAAACACCTTAGTGGATAGATACATTATAGTTCTCTATCTGCTAATTGTAAAGACAAATAAGAAAAAATAAGGAGAAATTAGCTAGATATGAGTGAAATTAAAAACGGAAGCCAGCCAACATGGGCTGGCATCGAAGTAGCACTTGCGACTGAAATTGTCGAAGAAAGTAAGAAAAAGTCAAAAAGATGGTTCACTGCATGGATTGTGACAGCCGCTGCACTGGTGGCGAGTAACCTTGCGTGGATTGCAGGAGAAATGAAATAAAATGAAAGAGTATATGCTAATTGCTGTTTGTATGCTTGCCGGGAAATATGTGGATGTGCCTATCTGGTTGAATATTTTTTTCGGTATCTCGGCAGCATGGGCGGTGCGCCAGATGAAAGCAGACTGGCAGTAGGAAATAAGGAGGATAAGAAAATGTTCGAGAAAGAGATTGATGAAATTTACGAACTCTGTAAAAGAGTTGTGAACGAAGTTCCGGCAGTAAGTGTCGAATTCAGTTATTCAATTTATGGCATGAGAGTATGTGGGCTTAAAAGAAAAGAAGATGCTTGCCTTCCAAAAGACGTGTTCAAGTGGGATTTGTACCAAAACGTATCTTTCAACCCATTTTATGAGAATGCAAGCCGCGAAAGTCTCAGAATAATCAAAGCTTTCTTGTTAGAACTTCTGATAGATGGGAAGTGTCCAAATGAGTAAGCAGATAGCAATCATGAAGCTTCTTCCCAGTCTGGAGATAGCAGGATGTATTAATGAACTGCTCAGAGAGCTTCAATCCAGAGGGGATTACGTTCTGGATTACGAGAACTGTGATATGTCTCTGGACCATGTGGAATACCACAAGGCTGAAGATATCGACGGAAAGAAGTTCGGGGACACTTCGGATAATCTGTACTGCTTTTTCAAGGCGGTGTGAACATGGACGAGAGAATTAATGAGGTTCTGAGACTAATCGACATACAGCTTGCCATAGTCCCAGATAACCCCATTGAAGAATCATACAAGGCAAGAACATTAGCGAGCTACGTACAGGCCTTAAATGGGCTTTTAACGGCTCAGAAATCATATAAGGAGGAAAATATCAATGGATAAGAGAAAGATTGTCAGAATGCTTTTAGAAGCAGAAGATTCAGCTATGAAAGCCTATAATGAATTTTCTTCAAGAAAGAATTTTACAGTTAGTAATGTTTACAATGGAATAAAAATCGAGCTTTCAATTTGTCCTGAAAATTGTAGAGAAGATGAAGATTTTGAGGAAGTGCCAGTAATATGTGATATCAGCCCCAAAATCAGCAAAACAATAATAGAAATAATTGGCATGAAGATAACATTGGAAAATGAAGAGAAATACAATGATTTAGTTTATTTTGGCTCAGAAATGAATATGGGCGAACGCTTAGATGCGTTATTCGCTTTATCAGAAGAGGAGGACGCTAATGAGTGAATTTGAAATCCGTATTCCGGCAAGGAAGAAGCAACTGGTAACTGGAAAAGACAATCAGGTTGTAAAGGTTTCATCAGACGCATACAACGCACTGGTCGAAATCTATAACGAATCAACTTTATCTATGAAGGATATCGCAAGTTTGCTGATTATTGAGGGTAGTAAACATGTGGTTTATGACAAGGAGGAATAGCAATGGCAACACCGGTATTAATTATTGGAAAATCTGGTTCTGGCAAGAGCACCAGTCTTAGAAACTGCCAGAATGAACACTGGAATCTTATTAGAGTATTGAATAAACCGCTTCCGTTTAAAGGAAAAATTGACGGATGGTTTACAGATGATTATCAGCAGGTAATGAAGTGCCTGATCGCATCAAAAGCAGAGTCTATCGTAATTGATGATGCAGGATATCTTATCACGAATCATTTCATGAAGGGGCACGCTTCTGCTGGAAAAGGTAATGCAGTGTTCGCTCTGTACAATGATATCGGAGACTACTTCTGGAATCTTATTCAGTTCATTGTAACAAAAGTACCGCAGAATAAAATTGTTTACCTTATGATGCATGAAGAAAAAGATGATTCAGGGGAAGTAAAACCTAAGACAATTGGTAAGCTTCTGGACGAAAAAGTTTGCATCGAGGGCATGTTTACTATCGTTCTTCGCTGCATCGAAGAGAGTGGAAAACATTTATTTGTCACCCAGTCCAGTCAGGGAGCAGTAAGCAAGTCCCCGATCGGGATGTTTGACAGCTTAACTATTGATAACGACCTTGCAGAAGTTGACAAGGTTATTAGAGATTACTACGAATTAGGAAAAGGAGAGAATAAAGATGAATAAACCAACAGCGTATGATACTACACAGGCAGCAGGAGAATTTGAACCAATTAAACTTGGTGGTCATAAGATGGTAATTAAGCAGATATCAGAGAAAAAAACACAGGGTGGACTCGATATGCTCGTTATCTTGTTTGATTTCGCAGAAGGAGACGAACAGGCCGGCTATTTCATGAAACAGTTTGAGAACGATATCCGTCCAGACAAGAAATATCCGAATGCAGGTACTAATTACATGGTTATTGATGAGGGTGTAGATTATGGTGTCCGTAACCTTAAAACATTTATCACATGCGTAGAAAAATCAAATCCGGGATTTGCCGTTAAGTGGGGCGATAACTTCGGGCAGCAGTTTAAAGGAAAGCTGATCGGTGGAATCTTCCGTCTTGAAAAAGACTGGTACGATAACAAAGAAGTAAAACGTCACAAGCTTGCATGGTTCCGAAGTATTGAGGGAATTAAGGATGCAGATATCCCAGAAGAGCGTACCACAAAGGCCTATGACGATCATCTGAAGGAAGAAGCTATCATGGGAGCAAGTCCGGCAGGTACGGACTTTATGAGTATTCCGGATAGTGTACAGGAAGAACTTCCATTTAATTAAAAGGATGTGTTTTTAATGGTTATACAAGTGGACACAAGGGAACATAAATCAGAATGGGAACGGATTCAGAGTCAGTTTGATAGCCTTGGAGTGCAGTATTTTCGCTCTAAATTGTATTGCGGCGATTATCAATCGCTGGATAATGCAAAACTCTGTATTGACCGTAAAAAAGATTTGCAGGAGCTTTGTGGAAATGTCTGCCAACAGCATGAAAGGTTCAAAGCAGAGCTGATTAGGGCGCGTGAAGCAGGTATTCAGTTGATTATCCTATGTGAGCATGGACCAGATATTAAATCAGTTGGTGATGTATATTTCTGGGAGAATCCACGAAAACATAAAGTTATCTGGAAGACGGTAAACGGTAAGAGAGTAAAGACTGTAATCTCTGACAAGGCTGTTGATGGCTGCCAGTTGTATAAATCTCTCTGCACAATCAGAGATAGATACGGAGTCCGATTTAAATTCTGTACAAAAGAAGAAACCGGGCGGCAGATCGTGGAGCTGCTGTCATGACTAAGGAAGAAATCAAACAGTCAGTGAAAATGTCGGAAATTCTTTCCAGATACGGACTAAGGCCGAATAGAGCAGGATTTATATGTTGCCCTTTTCATAAGGAAAAGTCAGCATCCTGCAAAATCTACGATGATTCCTTTTACTGTTTCGGCTGTGGAACCGGTGGCGATGTGTTTGATTTCGTGATGCAATACGAATCCATCCCTTTTAGCACTGCATTTATTGAGCTGGGCGGTACTTATATTTCAAAAAAAGGCAAAAGTCGTAACCAGATCAGGCATGAAGTGCGAGATATCAAAGCAAAAAGATACAACCCTGTTCAGGATCCTAATGAGATTGAGCAGGTAGAAAAGAACATACTTATGTACGAAACAGCACTAAAAACGTTCCCTCCTGATTCAGAAGAGTGGTATATGTGCCAGTTTAATCTTGAGAAAGAAAAAAGCAGATACGAAATGTTATCAGCTAAGTCAGGAGGTGAGAAAAATTCTTGAAAATATTGAAAACTTACAGGCACAAGACTTTATGGAAAAGCAGTTGTATGAAGAGCTTTTTTCAGTAAAAAGTAAAATTGACCGCTCAGAAATCAAGTTTAAGCTGATGGACCGGGCAAAAAATGTGAAAGCGAAGCATATAGCAGAAGAGTTCATAAAAGAATTTCAGAAAGCAGAACAGGAAAAGGAAAAAGAAGAAAAAGTAAATCGTTCTATGCAGTTAGTTGAAAACATCACAAACTTTTATCCTGATTCTGTTGATAAGGAATATCCTAACATGGCTTGTGGTAGCTGGATAGCTACAGAGAACGGAATATTTTCCTCTGAAACATCTAAGGCAAGAGAACTTGTATGTCACCACCCGATCATGCCGATACGTCGTCTAAAAAACATCGAGACAGGAGAGGAACAGATCACGGTGGCTTTTAAAAGGGATGGATATTGGACAGAAATAACTGTTCCAAAAATTGACATTGTGACTTCCAGGGCAATAACTAATCTTGCAAGGTTCGGGGTGCAGGTCAACTCAGAGAATGCAAGGCTTCTCGTAAAGTATCTGGCGGATGTTGAAATGTACAATGCCGATATGATCGACATACAGCACTCTACAAGCAAACTGGGGTGGCATGGTAATACATTTGTCCCTTACGACCTTTCAATCGTTTTTGACGGTGAATACCGCTTTAAAACGCTATTCCAAAGTATACAGGAAAGTGGAGACTACTTCAAGTGGGTGACTCTGGCTAAGCAGCTACGATCATGCGGACGATTGGAACCGCGAATAGCACTGGCAGCATCTTTTGCGAGTGTTCTTATACAGCCGCTTGATGCGCTACCGTTCATCGTAGATTTCTATGGGCAGACAGGAGGCGGAAAGACGGTAACAATCAATATAGCGGCATCGGTTTGGGGGAATCCGGCACCGGGAGCCTACGTTGGGAATTTTCGTTCAACAGATACATCATTGGAGACAAGGGCAGATATGCTCAATAACTTTCCGATGATTCTGGACGACTCGAAGAATGCTTCTCAGTATATCCGGGATAACTACGAAACATTGATTTACAATCTCTGTTCTGGCAAAGGAAAAGCACGTTCAAATAAGGACCTCGGAGCAGCTAAGGAAAATACATGGAGTAATGTGACTATTTGCAACGGTGAGAACCCTATTTCGGAATTTGCAGATTCCGGCGGAGCTATCAACAGAATTATTGAAATTGAATGTTGTGAGGATATTTACGAGAATCCAGCAGAGATTAACGGCATTGTCGTGAAGAACTACGGCTTTGCTGGAAGAGTGTTCGTTGGAAATCTCAAACAGTTCACATCGGATGATCTGAAAGAAATGAAAGCCGAAATTGAGAAAGGTTTTGACGGATATGACTTTCCAGCAAAGCAGGTAATGGCAATATCTACACTTCTGCTGGCTGACAAATTAGCTACAGATTTCATATTTAAGGATGGACGTGAGCTGACGGTCGAGGACGTTGTAGACATACCTACACGCAAGAAAGATGTATCAGAAGGTCAGAGATGCTATGAATTCATTCTTGAAAGTCTCTCAGTGTACGGACAGCACTTTGATGCGCAATTTAGCTGTGATCAGTGGGGATTCAAGGAAACGCCAGATGAATATGGAGATGTATATGTATATTTTTATCCGAAACCTCTTGAAAACCTTTTGAAGAACAATGGATTCTCCAGAAAAGCCTTTTCGGCCTGGGCGATTAATCGAGAGTTAATCAAGCACACAGGAAAAAGAGATACGGTACTAAAAAGAGACGGTGGAAGTGTAATGAGGCTTATTGCGGTAAAGATTGTTGATATAAAAAGTCTTGAAAACGAGCAAGAAAATGAGGTTATTGAAACTGGTTTTCTGCCAGCTGATGCCGAAACAAATGTTCCGTTTTCGTAATTTGTAACCATGTAACCGTTGTAACACGAAAAAAAACATCCTATAGGAGAAAGTTTGAGAGTGTATAAAAAACATATACTCTAGTGATTCTCCTATATAAAAACCTTGGTTACATTGGTTACACGGTTACATATCTCTGAAACCCGCATAAAATAAGGGTTTTTTGCGTAACCAATAGGTTGAAAAAGTCGGTTACACATGGGTTACAAAATTAAAAAGCATATACAATTAGATTTAATATGACAAAATTAATTGAATATTGTAAAAATATTTAGTTGACATAATTATTACAAGGAGTGGTTACAAAATGAAAAAAGACGATCTCAATAAAAAGCAGAGATATGCATTAGATACGATGCTGTCTGGCAGCAATGTTTTCCTGACAGGTGACGCAGGAACAGGCAAGACAACGGTTATCCAAACGTTCATCGATGAGGCGGAAAAAGCTGGTAAAAATATTCTGGTATCCGCCACTACTGGAATTGCAGCGGATAATATCGGATATGGGGCAACTACCGTACACCGAGCATTGAATATTTCAATTAAATTTGAGGACTATAAGAAAAAGGTGAAATCCAGAGCTGAACTTCTGAAAGAAGCAGATGTTCTTATCATTGATGAAATCAGCATGTGCCGGTTCGATTTGTTCAATATGATTGCAAAGACGATCATCACGGAGAATGAAGAGAGAGCAGTTGACAGACTTCTAATCGGAGAGGACAAAGAAGACATTCAGTTAATCGTGATAGGTGATTTCTACCAGCTTCCGCCAGTTATTACGACAGACGATCGAAAAATTCTCTGTCGAATGTATGGATCTGATTATGAAAAGGGTGGAAAGTATGAACATGGATATGCTTTCATGTCTGAATACTGGAAAGAAATGGGATTTGAATATATCAAACTTGATGAGGTATGCAGGCAGAATGATGAGGGATTTAAGTATGTGCTGAATGATATTAAATATGGCAACAATATTAGAAAATCCATTGCATATCTGGAGAACAACGAATCAGACAAAGTTATACCGGAAGCGCCGTTCTTGGTTGGCACTAATGCAGAAGCTGACAGAATTAACAATACTTTCCTTGGCAAGTTGGATAAAAAGACCGAAAAAGTGTTTCATGCAGCAGTTGACGGTGAGCTAACATCTGCCGATATTAAGAACATTGCATTTGCCAGAGAGGACTTAATTCTTAACATCGGTGCAAAAGTGATGATTACAGTCAATGATTTGTCTGGAAACTACGTTAATGGAACGATTGGCATCATTCAGAAAATTGTGGAAAACGGAGAATTTGAAGAATCTTATCTGGTTATCAAAACTGATAAGGGCAAAACAGTTAGCTTATATAGATACAATAAAGACATTGAGAAACAGGTTATTGAGGAATCCGAACAAGAAAAGGATGGTCGGAAGATCGTGAAAGAGAAGATTGTCCGTAAGAAAGTAGGCTCTTTCTCTCAGTTCCCGGTAAAACTTGCCTGGGCAATCAGCATTCATAAATCACAGGGACAGACATTTGAAAAAATCAACATTGACCCTTGCTGTTGGGATCCTGGACAGTTCTATGTGGCTGTTTCCCGGGCTAAATCAGCTAACGGCATACATTTTATCAGACCGATAAAACAGAGCTATATAAAGGCGTTTAGCAAGGATAACGAGCGACTTCTTGAACAGAGTTTTGAGGTAGAAGAAGGTGCGTAAGTATGAGAGTGACGCATGAGCAGATACCGAACACCATAAAGTTTTTACAGATTGACTTTCCGGCACTGGTCCTCCAGACTGCCGGAATTGAGGCAAAAGATGAATATTGGCAGCAGGTAGTTGAACAGATCCATGTTGTATCTGAAAAATATAACAAAAATGGATTTGTAGATCACATGCTTGTTGCTTATTCGAATTATCTTTCCAAGATGTTTAATAAGGCAAAAGAATTGGAAAAGGAGAATCAAAATGCCGTACAACACAAAGAATAGATACGAACAGGGACAGGCTCTCAGGAAAGAAATTTATATGTATATCGTCAGTTATATTAAACTGGTTGGATATGCACCGTCGATTACAGAGATTTCTGAAAGGGTGGATGCCGGGAGAGCTACGGTCTGGAAGCATATCAATAATCTGGTTGATGATGGTTTGCTCAAGACGAACCACCCCAGTACCGACAGGGCATATACTCCAGTTGGGTACGGAATAAGAAAGATAAACAAGGAGATAAAATGAAACTTTATGACATTGTTGCAGCAGACGGTGAATTTGTAGAGTCCTTGACACAAAGAGAAATCATGAATAAATTCGGACTTACAAAATGCAGATTCCGTACATTCTTGGATAACAGCTATCTGATTGACGGCAAATATTGGATAGATGACTCCGCTGAAGATATGCAGGTGACTAGAAACGGATGCCGGAAGATGTTAAAACAGTTTGATGCTTTAACAGAAAACATAAGGAGGTTTGTTGGATGGGAAGCCTAAAAATCAAGCAGAAAAAGAAAGCATTCATTCCATATACAAATAAACAATCTCATATGTTCGCACAGTCTATCCAGAACTGCCAGAAAGAGTTAAAAGAGATGGAGTTAAAAGAGATGGAGTTAAAAGCCTTTGATGATGGGTTCGAGGATGGAAAGAACTGGTCTGACGTGCTGAATTTTGTGATTTTGTTCTATGTAATGCACGAATTACATGGATGGGGATGGAAACGTTACATGAAGTCCGTAAAAAGAATTAATAACTACATCAATGATATTAATTCTGGAAAAACATCATTGTCTGAAATGGTTGATGATTTGGAAAAGAAGCATCACATTCAGATTTGTGATGATTATAAGGAGCTGATTGAGAGATATGGAGCGTAAAGCTGCACCGATGATTTATATACAGAATAACGGACAGGTAGCATTTGGGTAAATGAAAGTAGGACGAGAAATGAATATTAAGTTAAAAGAAATCAGCAGAGACGATTTAAAGGTAGGAGATACCGTCGGAATTGCCAGAACGGTGAATTGCGGGTGGTTATCGACGTTCCGACATAGAAAAATTATTCCGGTTAAGATTACAAGAATCACTCCAAAAAGAACCAAGATCGAAACAGATATATATGAAGAACATGGAAAAGGCGAAAAGTTTTACGAATACGATGAAAATGCCAGAAAAGAAAATGAACTTCTGGCTGAAGCTATTGGAAAAGTACTTATGAACAAAATGGTCTTTCAGATGCCAGAGGATAGCGAGGTGGAAGCATGATTACATTCTTATTAGGATTCACCCTTGGAACTATATTTGGAGTGGTTAGTCTTGTATGTGTGGCGATCATGTACGACAAACACCATCCAGACGAATAGAAAGGAGAACGGTATGCTGACAAGGAATAAAAGGCTGAAAGACTACGGTATTCCGGCAGAGGACATTGAAAAATTAAACACGATGCTGAAAGACTTCCCGGCAGAGTACGGATACCTGCTTACCAGCGCCGCCTTGTCAGCTTGCCCTAAGAACACGGTGATAGCGGATATGGTTGTTGAGAATATCTTGCACCGGAAAAGTTACAGGAAAATCAGCAAAGAAAGATATATCCCGATGAATCCAAAAGACTTCTACGGATACAGACGCAAGACCGTCGCTGTACTGTATGAGAGAATGCGGTTGTTGGGAGTATGGGAGGATGAAAACAATGAGTAAATATTTTTCATTAGTTTTAGGCATTGCAGACGCTGTATGCATTGTTGTGAATATAATCAATCAGAAATGGGATATTCTGGTGCTTAATATTATAGCATGTGTGTTATGCCTCGGTGATTTCATGGCGAGTGATTAAAAGGAGAAATGAAAAATGCGCTTAATAGATGCAGACGAATTAATTAAATACATCAAAATTTGGGAAATTGGGATGAGTATTAGTTCTGACCAGAAAGAATTTATTAATTGTGTCCCGGGGTACAATACTTTAAGTCTGATGCTGAGAGGAAGTGAAGCGTATGAGTAAATCAGTATTAGTGATAGACGCACCAGAAAATTGCTATGATTGCCCGTTCGGAACTTCATACTGCGGTGAACTTGAATATGTGGGTTATTGTGAATTAGCTGATTGTTTAGATTATGATGTAATTCTGATGACAGAAGAACATTATGATTACGAAAGCAAATCAAGACCTAAATGGTGTCCATTGAAGCCATTGCCGGAGAAAAAAGAGTATATCGTTCCGAATGACAATGTAGAATCACAAAAAGATATTATTGCGGTTGGTTGGAATGCCTGCTTGAGAGAAATTACAGAAACAAGCGATGAAAACAAGCGATAAAAAGTAAGCGATAAGAGGTGGAGAAATGATTATTTTAACTGGAAAAATCGTGTTTGTAAAGACACAGGAAGAATATTTGAGTGTTCTGAAAATGGCAAAGCTTCAGGGATTCACATGGGCGAGAGAAAACCATTTAAACCCTATCGTAATTCCGTTTCCAAACATATTGAATTTTTACGACAGTAAGATTGTTACTTACAACTATGTTGAAAAGACAGTGTATGAAGCATCCGAAATCGTCAAAGATGAAGAAAAAATCAAGGATGCAGTAAAACTTGTCAGAACATTCACTAAATACCCAGACAGAACAGCATTGACGGAACCATTTATTGAGTCCTTGAAGTTGCTTGCAGATACTGTAGAAAGTCAGATGAAAGAGGTGAAGTAGATGGAGAGATTAACAGAAAGAGAAAGAAATGTTGATGGTACAGGAGTTGCAAAAGAAGAAATTACGGATGGATTATTAAAACCGTTTGCGGATAAAATTCTTACGAAACTTGCTGTTTATGAAGACTTAGAAGAACAGGGATTGCTTGTGAGATTGCCGTGTAAGGTTGGAACAGAAGTATATTACATCTTAGGTATTCCAAATAAGACACCATGTACAATCGACAAGTGCGTATTTGAGTTGTCGGATATAGATAAAATCGGTGAATCATTATTTCTCACCCGTGAAGAAGCTGAGAAGAAGTTGGAGGAGATGAAGAAATGAATAACAGACCTACACCAGACATAACGCCAAACCTTGCTATATCAGCATACCGCGTATTACAACAATATTGTACTGGACAGCCAGCGGATTGCAAAGGCTGCGGATTCTACGAACACTGTCCAGAATGTTTTCGAGGCATGCCATGTGACTGAAACCTAAACGAAGAAGGTGAAATAAATGAAACTGAGAAAGGCAACACTAATTGACTACGGAGTACCGCCGGATGACATACCGACATTACAAAGTCACTTGCGGAATCTTAGTGAGAGCGATAAATATAATCTGTTACAGGTATCTATCAAATATGCGCCCGGCATCGAATCACAAATCTATGACAGCATCGTGAACAGTATTGGTTATCGGACAATGGAGAAGATCAGGACAGTTCCTGCAACAGAGAATGACTTTTACGGATACAAACGCAAGGTCATAGCGGAATATTATCATCTGGCCAAATTGATTGGCAGACTTTAAAAAACTTAAAAATTTATAAAAGTGGTAGAGAGCTAAAACTCCCCAGTGTGGTATTATATTTGTATATAACTGCTATACTGGGGATTTTTTTTGAATTGAGGTGATGATATGGCGGACTTAAAAGCAGTTACAAGAAAACTCCAAAAAGCTATATTGTCCACCGGATTAATCATAAAAATCGGAACATCGCAATTCTACAGCCGTGAGCAGGAGCGATTAATAACAGTAACAATTATATCAACACCCACACTTCACCTCACAAAAAGAGGAGAATGGAAAGATTGTGACTATGAAATATTACGAACTGCATCCCAGTATGATGTGGTCATGTGCCTAAAAGAAATATGGGAGGCAGTCAGAAAATGAGGATAGACAGAGGTGATTAGATGGACTTAACGCCTAAGCAGAAAGCGTTTGCAGATGAGTATATAAAGAATGGCGGGAATGCATCTGATGCCGCGAGAAAAGCTGGATATGCCGAGAAAAACGCAGAAGTAATAGGAGCACAGAACTTAAGAAAACTTAATATTTCTTCCTATATAGCTGAAAAACAGTCTCTCATCGAAAAGCAAAAAGGCACTGACATCATGTCACTGGCAGAGATTCAGCAACGCCGTTCCATGATCGCAAGAGGCGAGCTGACTGATTCATTTGGATTTGCCCCAGATTTCTCCGATCAGCTGAAATCCATGAACGACCTGGAAAAAACGCTTGCCATAAAAGAAGCCAGAGAAGAGCAGCGGAAAGCAGAAGAAAAAGCCAGATTACAAGGCGAATACCATATTGATCTGAATATTGTCCCTGACGTATTCCATAAAATGATTAGAGATATCCGGAAAAAGAAACATAGCGAATACATTCTCCCTGGCGGACGTGGTTCTATGAAGTCCTCGACTATATCACTAATTATACCGGAGCTGCTGAAGAATAATCCGAATATGCACGCTCTAATTCTGCGAAAAGTCGGAAACACTATTAAAGATTCTGTTTATGCTCAGATGAAATGGGCTATTGATAAATTAGATCTAAATGAGGAATTTACATGCAAGGTATCTCCTATGGAGATTACGTATAAGCCTACTGGACAGAAGATTTACTTCCGTGGTGCTGATGATCCATTGAAGATTAAGTCTATCAAGCCAGAGTTTGGGTATATAGGTATTGTCTGGTTTGAGGAGTTGGATCAATTTTCGAACCCGGAAGAAATCCGAAACATTCAGCAGTCTGCTATTCGTGGTGGCAATGAAGCATATAAATTCAAGTCATTTAACCCACCTAGAAGTAAGAACAACTGGGCAAATGAGTACACGGCAGAAGCAGAAGAAAAAGATGAAAATGTGATGGTTGTGCATAGTACATACCTTGATTTGGAGATTGAACAAGAGTGGCTTGGAGACGTATTTCTCGCAGATGCTGAGCATCTAAAAGAAGTAAATCCAGATGCTTACGATAATGAGTACCTTGGACACGCTAACGGAAATGGTGGAAATATCTTTGAATATATCGAAGAAAGAACTATCACAGACGAAGAGATCAGCCATTTTGATAGAATTTATCAAGGGGTTGACTGGGGCTGGTATCCGGACAAATATGCTTTCTCCAGAATCTATTATGATTCAGCTAGAGAAACAATCTATTTCATTGACGAGATTTACGAAAATAAAAAATCAAATGAATGGACTGCGAATGAAATCAAGCGAAGACAGTATGACGATTACGAAATTACTTGCGATTCTGCCGAGCCTAAATCAATCAATGATTACAGAGATTTAGGACTCCCGGCAAGAGGAGCAATCAAAGGACCAGGAAGCATTGAGTATTCTATGAAGTGGCTGCAAAGAAGAAAACTTGTGTTTGATCCAAAAAGAACGCCAAATGCTTGTAAGGAATTTAAGAAGTACGAATACGAACGCGACAAAGATGGAAATATTTGCAGTGGATATCCAGACAAGAACAATCATTTAATAGATTCCGTCCGGTATGGTTCAGAATCATTGTGGAGAAGACGAGGTTACAGTGCATAATGGGACTTATAACAACACTAAAAAGGTGGTTTAATATGATATTCAAAAAACAAGCCGAAGAGGACTTCAACATTCAGGCAGCAGAATTTCCAGAGATGGAATCACTGATTAACCGGTGTGCGAACATCTACAGGGGAGTGCCGGAATGGTTAGATGATAAGAATAATATCAAGACGATTAATTTTGCTAAATCTGTCTGCTCAGAGACAGCTCGGCTCGCAACACTGGCGATCGGAATTCAGATTGATGGCTCTGCAAGGGCTACATGGCTACAGAAACAGATCGACAAGGTATATTTTCAGATTCGCCACTGGGTAGAATATGGCTGTGCTTATGGAACGGTATTCATCAAGCCGAATGGAGAAGGCCTTGACGTATTCACTCCGGCAGACGTGATGATTGTGGACTATGACAATCAGGAAATAAAGGGGATTATATTTAAGGATTCTTATACCGTTGGACGGAAATACTATACAAGACTTGAATATCATAGATTTGTTGAGACTACAATGGACGGCGTGACAACCTATCCGTACTACGTTTCTAATAGAGCCTACGTATCAAAATCTCCTCAGAGCATCGGTGATAAGATTGACCTTAAACAGACCAAATGGGCTGATCTGATGGCAGATACACCGCCGATTCTCAAGGCAAACGACGAGATGCTAGACGGACCTCTATACGGAGTGCTGCGGACACCGCAGGCGAATAATGTGGACATTAGTACACCACTTGGACTTCCGATATTTGCTGAAGCTATTGAAGAATTAAAAGGCCTTGACATTGCATATAGCCGTAATGCCGGAGAGATTTTTGATTCTCAGAAGATTGTTCTGGCAGATGATAGACTGCTGATGCCAAGTGGTGCGCCTGTATCAGCTATGTCACCACAGAGCATGGAAAATAGACGGAATGAGATGAATTTGCCGCACTTTGTCAAGAATGTATTCGGACAGGATGAGAAAGAATTCTATCAAGAAATCAATCCAGTTCTCAACACAGATATCCGTATAGTCGGCATAAATGCCCTTTTAAGCCAGTTAGGATATAAGATTGGATTCTCTAACGGATACTTTGTTTTCAACGAATCTAGCGGCATTCAGACTGCTACGGGAGTAGAAGCAGAACAGCAGAGGACAGTGCAGTTCATTAAAGACGTTCGAGATAAACTGGAATCCTGTCTGGACGAAGTTATTTACGCATTGAACGTTTACGCTGACCTGTACGGACTTGCACCTGTCGGAGTCTATGAAGTCAATTATGATTTCGGAGATATCCTGTATGTGCGTGAAAACGATCGTGCAAGATGGTGGCAGTATGTGACTACTGGCAAAGTTCCGGCATGGTTGTATTTCGTGAAGTTTGAAGGAATGACGGAATCCGAGGCAAGAGCAATGGTCAAAGAAGCTCAGCCAGACGAACCAACATTATTTGGAGAGGAGTAAAAAGATGGCAGATAAACCAGTAACAAGGGAAGAAAAATATCTTGCGTACTTGACAGGCGATTATAAAGGTGAACTCCCGAAGCCAATTACGAGAAAAGAGAAGTATTTATATGAATTATGCTTAAAAGGAATGGGCGGTGAAATATCGCCGGAAGAAATCAAAGCCGCAGTAAATGAGTACCTTGAAAAGAATCCGGTCAAGCCCGGAGCCACGACAGAACAGGCGCAGCAGATCGAGCAGAACAAAAAGGGCATTGATTCACTAAAGGAAGATATAGCTAATTATGATTCCAAATTGCGAAGTTTTGAAGAGGTAGATGCGACAGAAGTAGTATCTGGGAAACTGATTAATCTAGTAAATAAAACGGAATATGTTTCAGATTCGAGTTGTTACATTAAGCAAAATATTCCAAGTTACATTCGTAAAATAAAGGTAAGCGGTAAAAGTGCTTCTGCTATCTACGATTATGATTTAGGGGCATTCTATGGCTCGGACGATAATCTGATTAGTAAATTCGGAAATGATGAAAGTACTATATATACAGATTTAGATGTCGATGTTCCAAAGGGCGCAAAATATATTTATGTAAATCAAAACGGAACACTTGCTGATGTATATAAAAAAGTAAAATTCTTTGAGGCTATACCTGTTAATGAAGACATAAACCTTTTAAAACAAAATGTTTCTGATAATAAAGAAGATGTACAAAATGTACAGAAGAAATTTGAATTCGATATAGAAATGAACATGCATGGTATATTAAATGCTAGTCCATCAGATAGTACGTATATAGCTTATTCTGATGATGAAAATGCGCGTTGCTCAGACTATATTGATTGTCAAAACTTCAAATATATATCAGCAAAATGCAACGGTAGCGAATGGTCGTGGGTTATTGCATTTTACAATGCTGATAAATTGTTTTTACCTGATATTAGCATTGTAGGAGTATCAGGTAAACGAACTTATGAGACGGAAATTCCAGAAAGTGCAAAATATGTAAGAATTTCTACATATAATGCCGGCATTTCTTATTTTGCTAAAATCATGTTTTCAAAAAAAAACATAGATGCTGACATATCTGATTTGCAAGTAAGAGTGAACGCCCTTGAATCTCCTAATGATATATATGATGGGTGTGAATTTGCATTATTTAAAAAATGGGGACTGATTGGTGATAGTCTTTCCGTAGGGCACACTGTATCAAAAGATGGGAAAACAACTTTAGGGAGAAATATTTATTATTCATGGGGACAATACCTCGCAAGACGGATTGGAAATACTTGTCTAAATTTCGGTAGAAGTGGAGTAACATCCAAACTTTGGATGGATACATCAGAAACATATTGTTACCCAAGATTAATTAACCCCGACAATTTATGTCAGGCATATATTATTGCGTTAGGTGCTAACGATTCAGAAATGACTTTAGGTAGTATCACAGATGTTAATTTTACTGACATGTCTCAAAATGCAGATACTGAATATGGATGTTATGCAAAGGTTATCAACGCAGTAAGAACAGTATCAGCAAATGCACCTATTTTTTTATTCACACTTCCATATCCAAGAAATAGCGATAATAATATAAAAGCTATAAACGAAATGATTAGAACTTTTGCAAATGATAAAGAACACTTTGGAAAAATATTTCTTGTTGATTTAGATGCTGATTATAATAAATATTTTGAAACAGGAAAACTGGAAGCACAAATTGGTAATACAGGATGGCATTTAACTTCTTTAGGTTATTTATATGCGTCTAAAGTAAATGAAATTGCATTATCAAAAGTAATATCAGATAATTATAGCGATTTTCAAGATGTTTTCTTGTTACCTTGTGGGAATAATGATGTATTAGATTAAATTAACTAAAGAAGGCTTTAGTTAATCAGCAAAAACCCAAACATGTACCACAACACTTATCGAAAGAGGTGATATACTATACTTAGTCCTGAATATTTGCGAAGAATTACAGAGGGCAGTGAACAAATTGCAGAAGAATTGCACCAGTATATCGTCTCTGAAATCGTGTCGAGAATGATGGCGAGAATCGGCAGAGGTGAGGATTATATCCTGACCAATGCTGATGCGTGGAGAATCCGAACGCTACAGGAATCCGGTGAACTGTTGGAAGACATTCTGGCAGAATTATCTAAATACACCAAATGTGAACAGCAGGAGCTTCTTGAAGCGTTTGAGGATGCCGGAATCACTGCAATGAACTATGATGATAAGGTATACAAGGCGGCAGGACTAAGCCCCGTACCGCTTGAACAATCCCCGGCAATGGTAAGGCTCATGGAGCGAAATATGCTTGCAACTATGGGCGAGTGGAAGAATTTCACACGAACAACCGCAAGTGCCGCTCAGAGGCTCTATATCGAGCAATGCGACCTTGCATATAATCATGTGATGACTGGGGCAGTTGGGTATACGCAAGCCATCAAAGAGGCAGTTAATAACGTTGTGAGTGATGGTGTGACAGTCACGTATCCATCCGGCAGAAAAGACACGATTGAAACAGCAGTGGCACGTTCTGTCAGAACTGGTGTGGCACAGGCCACGGGAGACATATCCCTCAAACGCATGGAAGAAATGGACTGGGATTTAGTTCTGGTCAGTGCTCACATGGGAGCTAGGACAGGTGACGGCGGTGAGAATCCCGGAAATCACTCATGGTGGCAAGGAAAGATATACTCTCGTTCTGGCAAGAGTAAGAAATTTCCACCGTTCTCATTGACCGGATATGGAACAGCAAGTGGACTGTCAGGGGTCAACTGTCGGCATAGCTTTGGATCCAGTGACGGAGAATTTAATCCTTATGCGGAATTATCAGCACAGGATAAAACCGACAAAGGCAAACAGTACGAAAAGGAACAACGACAACGTACTTATGAACGAAGAATCCGCAAAACGAAGCGTGAAGTCCTTGGGTTGCAAGCGGCGGTTGACAACTGCAAGGACGAACAGGCAAGATTCGCACTCCAACAAGACCTTGACCGGAAGTCTTATCTTTTGCAGAAACAAAATACTGCATATAAAGATTACTGCAAGCAGAACGACTTGAGAGAACTGCAAGACCGGCTCATGATTGCTAAGTGGAACCGTCAGAACGCTGCTAAAGCCAGAGGAGCGGCAAAACGTTATAAAACAGCAAAGGGGATTGACTGATGGATAGATGGGAATATTTCAATCCGAATCCTGTTAAGGATAAGAGAACAGGAGATTGCGTTGTCCGGGCGATATGCAAAGCGACCGGGCAGGACTGGGAAACAGTATTCACTGGATTAATGATACAGGCGTGCACTCTGTCAGATATGCCAAGTGCAAATTATGTCTGGGGTGCGTACCTCTATAAGCATGGGTACAGACGCAAACTGATTGAACAGTCAGAACGATATATCTATACAGTCAATGACTTTTGTACAGACCATCCGACCGGCACGTATATCCTCTGCATAGATGGTCATGCGGTGACAGTACAAGACGGCAAATATTTCGATACATGGGATAGCGGAAATGAGATCCCGGTATATTACTGGGAAAAGGAGAATAAATGAGCATATCAGAATTTGTACAGATTTTCCTCTCTATCTGCGGAGGGGTGTCCATTGTCGGAGGGGCGGCAGCCGTAATTTTTAAATGGATTACTCCGGCATTTCGACTTAATAAGCGAGTAGAGACACTGGAAGAACATGACAAGCGAGATTACGAGAGTCTTCAGAGGATCGCAGAACGTGATTCATTGATTTTGGAAGTGCTGTCGACCATGTTGGACAGTCAGATCAGTGGGAATAATGTCGAGGAGCTAAAAAAAACAAAACAGAAGCTCACGGAGTATCTTGCACAGAATCAGCGGTAGCATTGGTAAGGGGTATGTTTATGAAGTTATATACATTCACGCAGAAAGACATAAACAAATTCTTGACAGAGTGTAATTTCACACCGGACGAAGAAAAACTGTTCCGGCTGAGATGCCAGGAACGCACTCTCGAATACTGTGCTGAACAGATGAATGTGAGCATATCCACGGCGAAACGATTAAGCCGGAGGGTGAACAATAAAATAATTAAAGTGTGTTAAGACGACAATAAAGCCCCCTGGGATTATCTCTCAGGGGGCTTATTTTGCGTCTTTTTAAAACAGTTGTGAGCTTGATGTAATCCTCCTTATTTTTACATTCCAATATGGTTCTACTTTAAATAATGTAAAATTTTATAATACTTTTTACATTCCAATATGGGACTACTAAACTCTACTCTATTATACCACATATAAAAGTGATTTGAAAGTTGAATTTTATCCTACTGCATCTTATTTTTCCGTCATATCCGCTCAGCTCTGTTTTCTTTTTTCTCCCTTATCTGTTCTTCGTATTTTTTTATGAGCCATTCCGGGACCGGTTCGTCTCCGTCGTCACCCCTGTATTTGATCGGGTCAATATTGTTTGTGAAACACCACTCCCAGCTGTTATAATCGTCGCCGTCTTTTGATACGATGTAGAATATATCATATTCGCCATCCACAAATGCTATCGTATCTGTTGCATTCATTGTGTACAGCATGATATACATGTTTCTCCTGTATGCGTACGCCATTTCTAGCGGCGAATCTTCACCGCCCAGAAATTCCATGAACATTTCAACGTCGGAAGATTCTTTCGACAATTTGTTATAATAATCGTAGACTTTTTCATCCCATCCGTCCGGGAAAAGTTTACGTTCTTTTATTTTCTCGTTATCTTCTTTAGCCATTTTGTAAATGGTTTCAAGTTTTACTCTCTTAATCATTTTACACGCCTCCTATTTCACTTCGCAATCTTCCAAGACAGCTCGCTCTAACAACTGTCTCACATAATCCGGACATTTGCTTTTTCCGGATTCCCAGTTTTCGAGCGTTCTAACCGGTATGTTGTACCTCCTTGAGAATTCTGCTCGGGATATCTTTAAGTGTTCACGCATTTCCATGGTGGACATATTTTCTTTTTGCTTCAGATCATCTTCCATAGATCCTTTTGTTTTGTAAGACATGAATCCTACCGCGGATGGGAAAATACGGGTGTAAGTGGTTTTATTTTCGTCAATCCATTTAATACTCACATATACTTTTGCACATAAATATGGCCATTCCGGACTTAATATAGTACCGTCCGCATATACACAAACATCACATTCTTCAGCGATAGAATTATCATATATGATACGATCGACTTCTTCTTTAAAGAATTTCGCACGGCAATAGGCCACGATATCGTCTAACTGGTATCCGTCGCATTCAGGTATAAAACTTTTGATCTGTTTTCGCTTGATCTCCCATAGATTCGTGCTATAATCTTTATCCATTTTAACGAGGCTGTCGACAAACCCACCGACAGGAGAGGGATTTAAGATTTTGTAAGCTACATCAAGTTCGGCTTCAGATTTTCCACAGCCTTTCTTGAAATCATGCATTAATTCATCCATCATGGATTCAAATTCAGATTGATTATATTTATACATACATTTCGTCCCCCTTTCTATCAATGTTCTTTGACATATTTATGTATACGCTCATATAAATTCATTTCATTTCGGTTCGCCATTAATTCGCTTAAATCGTTTGAATCATAATTTGTAGAATATACGGCATAACTGCGATTTTCGATAAACCATGAAGCTTCTTTGATGTTGCTAAGAATCTCCATATCTTTAGCTCTTTTTTCTGCGCGAGCAGGTCTGTCTTCAGCTTCGTATTTTCTAACGAGAGCAGATAAATACGAAATCATGTTTTTTCTTATATCTTCAGCCCATGCAATCTGTTTTGGGCTTCCGACGAGTTCAACTAATTTTTGTTCCATTGTTTTCGCTTCCTCCCATGCTTTCTTAAGACCGGAGGATATAGTTAATGCTGACTTTTTAACCAGTTCCCATGCTCTTTTCATGATTTTTGATAAGTTGTATTTCTTCATTTCTGTTTCCTCCGTTCCTTTGATGATTATATAATACCACCAATTTGGTGGTATGTCAATACTTTTTCGATACTTTTTTGAACTTTTTAGATTGATACATCTATGCAAAAATATAATTAGAAAGGTGGTGCATAAGATGGCATTATACAACAATCCTTATCAATATAGTTTTGGCGTTCCGGGGCAGATGAATCAGTTCCAGCAACAGCCTGTCCAGATGCCAGCTCAACCAGTACAGCAACCTCAGCAGAATAATAACGGAATCCTGTGGGTATCTGGAGAAGTAGGCGCAAAATCCTATCTGGTAGCACCCGGGACAAGTGTTTTACTGATGGATAGTGAAAGTGAAAAGTTCTACATAAAATCCACAGACGTTTCCGGTATGCCACAGCCATTACGGACGTTTGAGTACCACGAAATAGGCACTCAGATGCCACCTAAACAGCCTGCTCAGAACATGGACAGTAAATATGTCACCAGACAGGAATATGACGATTTAAAGGGCAAATACGAAGCTATTATAAACCGATTAAATTCTTTTTCTGAACCTGTTAGAGCTAATACCGCACAGGAATCAGCAGTCAAGGGAGGAAACGCAGATGAGTAATCCATTATTCAATGCCCTCGGTGGTGGGATGTCACAGGGAAACGGGCCAATGCAGATGATACAGCAGTTCATGCAATTTAGACAGAATTTTAAGGGAGACCCGAAGGAAGAAGTCCAGAAGATGTTACAGTCTGGGAAGATTTCTCAGCAACAGCTTAATCAAGTTCAGCAGATGGCGGGACAGTTTCAACACATGCTGAAAGGAATGAAATAGTACATTACAATCTGGCCAGATTGATGTAAATACACAATAAAGGAGATTATAACTATGGATGGAAATTATAGCTTAGCAGATATTGCCGCCGCTACTGGAAACGGTAGAAATAATGACGGTATGTTTGGCGGAGATGGTAGCTGGTGGATTATTGTTTTATTCATTTTTGCTTTCTTCGGATGGGGAAACAACGGCTGGGGCAATAATGGCAATGGCGGCGGATATGCAGCCACAGCAGCTACTCAGGCGGACATTCAGAGAGGATTCGATAACTCCGCAGTAATTAGCAAGCTTGACGGAATCAACAGCGGCCTGTGCGATGGCTTTTATGCCATGAACAACGGTATGCTTACCGGATTCAATGGAATCAACACAAACATCATGCAGACCGGCTTCGGCATTCAGCAGGCAATCAATGCTGATACTGTAGCTAATATGCAGAACACAAACGCTTTACAGGCTCAGCTTGCGAACTGCTGTTGTGAAACCAGGGAAGCTATCCAGGGCGTAAACTACAATATGGCACAGAATACCTGCGCATTGCAGAACACAATGAACAGCAACACAAGAGATATTATTGACAGCCAGAACGCTGGAACAAGAGCCATTCTTGATTATCTTTGCAATGAAAAGATTTCTAACCTGCAGGCTGAAAACAATGATCTCAGACGCGCTGCTTCTCAGGATCGCCAGAGTGCGCTTCTCACAACTGCAATGGCTTCACAGACACAGCAGCTCATTAATGCAATCAATCCAGCACCGATTCCGGCATATCAGGTTCCTAATCCGAACACATATTACGGATGTGGATGCGGATGCAACACCGGATGCAATTGCTGATAACTTCATATCGAGAGTATCTTTCGATTGATTCGAATGTCGGCTTATGCCGTATTACACAGAGGGGCAGGCTGAGACCTGTCCTTTTGTGATATGAAAGGGGTAAAAATTATGGCAGAATTTACAAGTGTAGCTGCTCAGACTGTAGCAGCAAATGGAAACGTAGTATTTTCAAATACAGCAGTTAAGGGTTCTAACTGCATTCAGCACAGAGAGGGAAGCGGAATCATCACTCTAAGAGGACTGACTAACCAGTGTAAAGCGAGATTCTTCGTGGATTTTTCTGGTAATATCGCAATTCCAACAGGCGGTACTGTCGGAGCTATTTCTCTGGCAATTGCAATCTCTGGTGAGCCGGTTCTTTCTTCCCAGATGATTTCCACACCGGCAGCAGTAAATCAGTACAATAATGTGTCCTCTGGCATCTATATTGATGTGCCTCGCGGATGCTGCGTTAATATCGCGGTAGAAAACACAAGCGATCAGGCTATTTCTGTTGCGAACGCGAACATTGTTGTGACCAGAGAAGCGTAGGAGGTGTGATTATGAGAGATATTAAAGACTTATGTGCAAGAATCGAAGACGAGCTGTCCAAAATTGCTGATAATGGGCTGACCACTGGGAACTTGGAAATGACATACAAACTGATTGATATGTACAAAGATATCAAGAATACGCAGTACTGGGATAAGAAAGTAGAGTACTACAACACTGTCCTTGATGAGATGCGTGGCGGATACAATGACGATTACAGTGAACGTGGAAGAAAGCGCGACAGCATGGGGAGATACAGCGCAAATGACGGCAGAATGATGCCGGATTATGACCGAGGCAGTTCTTATGCCAGACGTGGTGAGCATTATGTTAGAGGACATTACAGCCGCTCTGACGGACGAGATGCTTATGACGACTATATGACACAGAAACAGAGCTATCGTTCCGGCAAGTCTGAAGACTGCAAAAGAAAGATGCTCGCCGCATTGGAAGAACATCTGGACGAACTTACAACAGAAATGAGTGATATGTCCAAGGATGCAGAGTGCCGGGAAGAACGTGATCTTGTCAAGAGATACGTAGAAAAACTCCGTGATATGCTCTAAAAACACAAAAGTGGTAGAGAGGTAGTTAAAAGAAATCTGTTATAATGTAATTGTGCAGCAGGAAGCACAAGTAAAACGGTTGTTTTTGACATTTTCGTTTTAATCCTCCTTTCTTTAATTTAGTAGCTGGTACGCACGCTTTAACGGAAAGTTGAACAGGTTCGAATCCTGTCGTGCGTATTTGCCATCTGGCACGCAAGATGGCTCACCTCCTTGATTAAGGTTTTTGTTATTCATACTTTTCTTTTAAAAAAGAAATAAATATCCGAAACAACTCGTGGCAGGCATGACACGTTAAACACCTTGCTAACCCGGGAATCCGGGTTATGTGGAATGTACGCTAGTGGAAAACTGACAGAGTCGCACTCTGGTCTCCGGTTCGATTCCGGGCGCTCCGCTTTAATCCGCTTAGAGTTAAGCTGTTTGTATACAGGTGGTCTATGTCTCAGGTGGATTTACGCTATAGCGAAAGAAGTGAAATTCACCCCAGTTTCTTTTTAGAGGGTTGGCCGTTATAGGCGGCATGGAATGTAGCTCAGTGGTAGATCGCACTGTAAATGTGAGGTCGCAGGTTCGATTCCTGCCTTTCCGATTACCTTGCCAGTGGTCTAACTGGCTTAATCCATTTACCTGCGGCGGCAGGTCAATAAACACGACCAGGAGGATGTTATGCAGAAACTTATTGACACTTTAAAATCATTTGGAATTGAAATCCCGGAGGATAAACAGGCAGATGTAAAGAAAGCACTCTCTGAGAATTACAAGAATGCAAAGGAAGTTGCAAAAACTCTGTCAAAAGTCGAGGGAGAACGTGATGACTGGAAAGTACGTGCTGAGACAGCAGAAGAAACCTTAAAAAGTTTTGACGGTATCGACCCGGCAAATATTAAAAGCGAGTTAGAGACTTGGAAACAGAAAGCGGCAGATGCAGAGAAAGAATTCAATGCAAAAATCTACGACCGTGATTTCTCGGATGCTCTGAAAGCGGCACTCGATGACGTTAAGTTTTCCAGCGAAGCGGCAAAGAAATCAGTCATGGCAGACATCAAAGAAGCAGGATTAAAGCTGAAAGACGGCAAAATTCTCGGATTAAATGATCTGATTGAGCAGATGAAACAGTCTGATGCATCCGCTTTTGTGGACGAATCTCAGCAGCAGGCTCAGCAGAACCAGGCAAGATTTACCACTCACGTTGGACAGCAGCAGACACCGGGAAGTATGACCAAAAAAGATATCGAAGCGATCAAAGACCCGTCCGAGAGACAGGCTGCAATTGCTCAGAATATCCAGTTATTCCAGTGATTTTTTACACCGACTATACACCAGAGTATAGCCGCTAACCCAATGCCTTAATAATTAATTATGGGTAGAAAGGATTTTATATGGCAGCAAAAGCTAATCTTATTATGACAAATGATATTCAGGTAAAAGCACGTGAGATTGATTTTGTTACCAGATTCGAAAGAAACTGGGAACACTTACGTGAAATACTTGGTATCATGCGTCCAATCAAAAAGACGCCCGGAGCGGTTCTTAAATCAAAATATGCAGAGGGTACATTACAGAACGGAAATGTTGGTGAAGGTGAGGAAATCCCTTACAGCAAATTCGTTGTAAAAGAAAAACCCTATGCAGAAATGACTATCGAGAAGTACGCAAAGGCTGTATCTATCGAAGCAATCAAGGATCACGGTTATGAGAACGCTGTTCAGATGACCGATGATGAATTCCTCTTCCAGCTTCAGACTAATGTTACTGAAAGATTTTACAACTATCTGAAAACAGGTACTCTCTCATTCACGGAAACCACTTTCCAGATGGCTCTGGCAATGGCTAAAGGTCGTGTAGAAAACAAATTCAAACAAATGCATAGAAATGTAACTGGCGTTGTTGGGTTTGTAAATATTCTGGACGTGTACGAGTATATCGGAGCAGCTGGGATTTCTATTCAGAACCAGTTCGGCTTCCAGTATGTGAAAGACTTCCTGGGATTCAATACGATTTTCTTACTGTCTGACAGTGAAATTCCGAGAGGAACAGTAATCGCTACACCTGCTGAAAATATCGTTCTGTACTATGTTGACCCGAACGAATCTGATTTCGCAAAAGCGGGTCTTGTATATACTGTATCCGGTGAAACAAATCTGATCGGATTCCATACACAGGGCAATTACCACACAGCAGTGTCTGAATCATTCGCAATCATGGGGCTTACCCTCTTTGCAGAATATATTGACGCTGTTGCTGTCGGAACTATCGACACAACTCAGACACTGGGAACCCTCACTGTAAACTCCGCAGCAGGAAGTAAGAGTGGAGATACAAAAGTAACCATTACTCCGGCAAAAGCAAACGCAGGGAATGCATATAAATACAAAGTTGCATCTTCTGAGACTGCCGTAGACTACGGACAGAATGTGAAGAACTGGAGCGCATGGGATGGTGAATCCGACATTACAGCAACAACAGGGCAGGTAATCACAGTGGTTGAATGTGACAGCACATATAAAGCACTGAATGCTGGACACGCGACTGTAACAGCGAAATCATAAATGTAGGAGGTAACTGGCATGGCTTATGCAGATTATAAATTCTATATAGAATCATTCGGCAATGTTGTGCCAGAAACCGACTTCTCACGACTGGCAGAAAGAGCCAGTGATTTTGTGGACACAATGACGTTTGACAGACTGGTGGACGGACTGCCAACAAACGAACGCTCACAGAAGCGTATCAAAAAGGCAGTCTGTTCATTGGCTGAATTAATGTATCAGATTGAACTTGCTGAAAAGAATGCTATTAATCAGGCATCAGCAAGTGCGACCGACACAAATGCTGGTGGCAAATCAACAGGCATTGTAACATCTGTAAGCTCTGGCAGTGAATCCATCTCTTATGCAACACCTCAGCAGAAAGCATCGGGCGCAAAAGAATGGAGTGCAGTGTATGCCGCCGCCGGAGATGCGCAGAAAACGAACGACTTGCTCTTAAAGACAGCTTTACCGCTTCTGATGGGAGTAAGGACGGATGAAGGGATACCGATTTTATATGCAGGATTTTAAGGTTAATATCTTAGGCTCCGAATGGAACGTGAAGTTTGGGAGCGAGAAAGAATATCCGAATCTAACAAATGTAGATGGCTATACTGATTTATCAACACGAGAAATTGTGGTTGATGATATGGAGGCATCGCAGGGACAGATTGGAGTAAAAGCAGACCTTAAAAGCTATCAGAAACAGGTTGTTAGACACGAAATCATCCATGCGTTTCTGCTTGAATCTGGGCTTGATTCCAATTCGAACAGCGCTGACAGTTGGGCTATGAATGAAGAAATGGTTGACTGGTTTGCTATTCAGTCACCAAAAATTTTTAAAGTATTCAATGAACTTAAATTGATGTGAGGTGATAATAATGGACATTTCAACACTCGGCTCATGTATAGCAATCGTTATGATTTGCTACATCGTGGGGATGGGCTGCAAAGCATCAAAAAGAATCTCTGATGAATGGATTCCGGTAATCATGGCGGTTATTGGTGGAATCCTCGGAGCTGTCGGAATGGGAGTTATCCCGGATTTCCCGGCATCGGACTATATCACGGCAGTTGCAGTCGGTATGTTTAACGGATTGTCAGCAACTGGCGTGAATCAGGTTATTAAGCAGACAGTGCAGAAAGAATAATTAAGGAGAGGGTATCATGTATTCATCTAAAATTACACTTTTCAACTATTATGAAAGTGCCACAACAGGAGATGTGTACTGGTATCCTCATGTTTTATCCGGCGTTGACCTCATTACAGACAAGGGAGCAATCCTCAAAAAGTACGGACCAGACGCAACCGACAACGCACAGTTACACGTTCGATACACTGTCCAGAACGGCAATGTAACCATTACTGATAAAGACGGCAAAATCCTCCCATGGGTGCCGCCTAAAGAATGGAAACAGCAGATTAACAACGCTTTGGAAGACACTATTACATTCTCGGACGAATCGTTTTTCTGGGAAGGTGAGTGGGCTGGCGGAACGGTATCCGATGGTGATTATCGGAATGGATTCTACCAGTACATGAACGAGAACAGGGATAACGTGTTCAAGATTACTAGTGTAGGCGGTCCGTATACACTGATTCCACATTTTGAGATTCTGGGTAAGTAATATGAGTAAGATTCATCATTTTAAAGGATTCTCCGTAGTCGATGGAGATATGAAAATTAAACTGAATATGGATAGATTCTCCAGGCAATACCAAGAAGCCCAATATCTCCTTGATGGAATGGTTATGGACAGTATGGTTCCGTTTATGCCGATGATTACAGGGGACTTTATCAACCGAACAAGAGTTGAGAGTACATCCTTGCAAGGAACTGGGAAAGTATGTGCGGCGGCGGCTCCTTATGGGCGTTTTCTGTACGAGGGAAAAGGAATGGTTGATGAAGCAACTGGAAGTCCCTACGCAAGACGTGGAGCAAAGAAAGTTCTTGTTAGTCAGTTTTCTGGTCAGACAGCCGCAAAGGAAAATCTTGAATACACCAAACAAATTCACCCACAGGCACAAGCAAAGTGGTTCGATGCCGCTAAACGACAATACGGCGACACATGGATTCGTAAAGTAAAAGCACAGGCAGGAGGTGGCAGACATGGCGGATAAACCTATCGGAAAAGATGCAACTGGATATGAGATTCTGACAGATGCCATGAAAGCACTTCTAAACCAGTATCCAGGGTTATACGAAAATGAAACAATCAAGTTTGAAGAACTCGGCAAAGAATCAGGAATTGCGTTCTCGGCAGACAACGGGGCGTTGATCTATTCAGAGAAAGAAGACGTTTGCGGAACGATGCATCAGGTATGTCAGTACCCATTTTACGTGGTATATCGTACAGCATCTGACAAAGAAAGGCAGAAACTATCTGTTCAGAAGTTCCTTGACAATCTCGGTAAATGGATATGCCGAGAACCAGTTATCATAAATGGCTCTGAGACACGTTTAAATGCGTTTCCTGAGCTTTCTCAGGGGCGAGTGATAAAACGTATCACCCGTGATAATTCCTATGGTTTAGAACCACAGGAGAGTGGTGTACAGGATTGGTTATTACCATTAACGGTACGCTACGAAAATACTTATGAAGTAATATAACAAGTAACAACCAGCTATCAATCGGAGATAGTCGCTAACCTACACAGCCTTTTAAAAGTTATAGGCAGAAAGGACATTTCTATGGCAGTTACAGGCAAAATTGACCGTAAATATATGGCTCATTATATCGATGCAGGTTCTCTCTGTGGAGGACTGACACCGAAGTATGAACGTCTTGGAAAAGATCTGGAAGAGTACAATGTTGAACTCAATCCAGACACCGAAACCTCTAAAAACATTCTTGGAGAATCCACATTCAAACATAACGGCTACGAAGTTTCTTCTGACGCTGATCCATTCTATGCAGACACTACTTCTGATCTGTTTACAGCATTACAGAAGATTGTAGATGGACGTCTCAAAGACGATAACCTCAAAACAAAAGCAGTTGAGGTTCACCTTTGGACAGAAGCCACAGCAGGCAAGTATGAAGCATATCAGCAGGACTGCTACGTTGTGCCGACCTCCTACGGCGGTGATACATCTGGCTATCAGATTCCGTTTACCGTCAATTATACCGGCGAACGAGTAAAAGGAAAATTTGATATCAGTTCCGGCACATTTACAGCTGACAGCGAATAATTTTTTTTTAGGAGGGCATAGAAAATGGCAAAAACAATTAATACAAACATTGATGATGGATTTCTTCTTTTCACATTCACGAACAAGCAGGGTGAAGTGTTCTCTTCATTCAAACTGAATCCTACCGACATCAACATTGCAGCAAGAGCGGAAGAATTGGAAACTTTCTTTGAACAGGCTCAGGAATCTGTTAAAAATGTCTCTTCCGGCAAAGAGATGGCGGAGATTAATAAGCAGATCGAGGACAAAATCAATTATATGCTCGGATACGAAGCATCTAAGGATTTATTCAAAGAACCAATTACCGCAACAACTGTTTTTGGAAATGGTCAGGTGTTTGCCTATATCGTTCTGGACAAAATCAATGAAGCACTTACTCCGGAAATTGAAAAGAGAAAGAAAAAAATGCAGGAAGTGGTTAATAAATACACGGAGAAGTATACAAAATGACCGCCTATGAGTTACCCACCTCACTAAATATCAGTGGGGTGGATTTTTCTATCAGAACGGATTTTCGAGTAATTATTGATATTCTGGTCGCCATGAATGACCCAGAATTGGACGAACAGGCGAAAGCTGTTGTTATGTTACAGATTTTGTTTGAGGACTGGCAAAGCATACCCCTGGAACATCTTACAGAAGCTTGTCAGAAAGCTTGCGAGTTTATTGATTGTGGTCAATTCGATGATAGCCCGAACAAATCCAAACCCCGTTTGATGGACTGGGAACAGGATGGAGATATGATCGTTCCGGCTGTAAACAAAGTTGCCGGTAAAGAAATCAGGTCGGTACCGTATATGCACTGGTGGACGTTCTTCGGGTACTTCATGGAATCCGGCGAGTGCCTGTTCAATACAGTTGTTGGAATCCGCTCTAAAAAGGCGAAGGGTGAAAAGCTCGATAAATGGGAAAAGAAATTCTATCAGGAAAATAAGAATATTATTGACATAAAAACACGTCTCAGCGACGAGGAGCAAGCTCATAAAGATAAGCTGAATGAGATGTTGAACCTCAAATAGTTAGGAGGTGGACACATGGCTGCTGATGGCTCAGTCATTATTGATACCAGAATGGACACATCAGGCGTGCAAAACGGCGTATCAGCAATTAGGCAATCATTCAATGGGCTTGGTAGCGTAGTAAAGAAATTAGGCGTACTAATTGGCGGAGTATTCGCAATTGGAAAACTGGCGCAGTTTGGAAAAGAGTGTACAAAACTTGGTTCAGATTTAAACGAAGTTCAAAGTGTTGTGAATGTAGTTTTTCCAAATATGACTGAAAAAGTTAACGAGTTTTCAAAAAAAGCAGTAAAGACAGCAGGCTTGTCAGAAACAATGGCAAAAAAATATGTAGGCTTATTTGGATCAATGGCAAAACAGTTTAATTTTACGGAATCACAGGCCTACGATATGTCAACACAGCTTACCCAGTTAGCAGGAGATGTAGCTTCTTTTTACAATATTAGTCAGGATTTAGCATATATCAAGTTAAAGTCTGTATTTTCTGGTGAAACAGAAACATTAAAAGATATTGGGGTTGTAATGACTCAAAATGCACTTGATGAATATGCATTGGCTAATGGATACGGGAAAACCACATCTGCTATGACCGAGCAGGAGAAAGTGGCTCTTCGTCTGGCTTTTGTACAGAAACAGTTGTCTGCCGCATCTGGAGACTTCATCCGTACTTCAGACAGCTGGGCGAACCAGGTAAGAGTAATGCAGTTACAGCTGCAATCTCTCAAGGCGACAGTTGGACAGGGATTAATCAATCTCTTCACTCCTGTTCTGAAAGTTATTAATATCTTGCTCGGTAAGTTAGCAACTCTGGCAAATGCCTTCAAGTCATTTACGGAGTTAATCACCGGAAAGAAATCATCTGGCCAGACAGGCGCGAGTGGCGCAGGTCTTGCCGGGACAGATGCAATGGCTGATACGGCAGACCAATATGGAAATGCTGCCGACAATGCCGAAAAGCTGGCAGATGCAACAAATGATACAGCGGACGCAACCAAGAAAGCTACTAAGGCGGCAAAAGGATATCTTAGTCCTCTCGACGAAATAAATAATTACTCAACGGATAAAAGTGCGGATTCATCGTCAAAAGTGCCGGGTACAACCGGCGGACTTGCAGACCAGATGAAAGATGCTGTACAAAATGTTGATTATGGAAAGTTGGCAGAGGGTGAGACAGTTCTTGATAAAATGTCAAAACCGCTAAAAAAGATAATCGACAGATTTAAACAGTTGGCTAAGTTAATCGCAAAAGGATTCTGGGATGGATTAGGAGATTACGAACCAATTCTTGACGGAATAAAAAAGGATCTCGATTCCATATGGAAATCTTTAAAGGATATCTTCACTGATTCAGAAGTTGCTAAAGCAGCAAAAAATTTTTTCGATTCATTCGCATATGCAATTGGACAAGTTGCCGGCTCATTTGCCAGAATCGGATTAACAATTGCGCAAAACATTATAGGCGGAATCGAAAAGTTTTTAAAGCAGAACACGCAAAGAATAAAGAACTATCTGATAGATATGTTCAATATCGGCTCTGAAATTGCACAAATAGGCGGAAACCTTGCAGTTGCTTTTGCTGATGTTTTCTCAGCTTTCGGCGAAGAAACTGCGCAGCAGATTACTGCTAATTTAATCGGAATCTTTACTGAAATTGGAATGGTTCTTACGGAAACAGCCGCAAAACTTGGCAGAGACATCCTTAACATGATTGCGCAGCCTTTTATCGACAACAAAGACATTTTGAAGTCAGCAATTGAGGGCGACCTCGGAGTAATAGAAACTGTAACAAGTGGGGTCTTAACAGTTGTTCAAAACCTTAGTGATGCAATATCGAGGCTATACGATGAGCACGTAAAGCCGTTCTTTGATTCTATAGCGAATGGATTATCAAGCATATTTGAGACTCTGATAACTGGATATAATACGTACGTTCTTCCTGTTTTTCAAGGACTAGCAGAACAGTTCAAAGGGCTATTAGAGGGACCATTAGGGGATGCGATTTTAAAGATAGAAACATTCCTCGGAAAACTCATTGATTCTCTGAAACTTCTGTGGGAGTCGGTATTAGTGCCTTTGATTAACTGGATAATCGCGAATTTGCTTCCGGTCGTGGCAGAAATAATTAACGTTGTAGGCACCGTAGCAATAAAAGTTATGAAATCATTAATTAAAATAATTGGTGATGTAGCAGATACACTGAGCGGAATCATTGATTTTCTTGTCGGCGTTTTCACAGGAGACTGGGAACTGGCTTGGCAGGGAATAAAAGAGATTGCGGATGGAGCATGGAGTTTTATCAAAGATGTTGTGTCAGGTGCGTGGGAGATAATTAAAACCGTAACAAAAGGCGCGTTGAGCATAATAAAGAGCATCATCAGCACTGCTTGGAATGCGATTAAAGCATTGACTTCAACAATCTGGAACGCAATCAAAAAGACACTTTCTGGCCTTTGGAACTCTCTTAAATCCACAGCCAGCACAGTATTTAATGCAATTAAAACTAAAGTTGTAGGCGTATGGGACAGCGTAAAGAACAAGACATCCCGAACATGGGAAAACGTAGCTACGTTTGTGTCTAATAAAGTAGAAGCGATAAAAAATGCTATCACTAATAAGTTTAATGCCGCCAGAGATGCAGTCAGATCTGCATTTGAAGGCATTGTGGATTTTATTAAAGCTCCGATTAATCAGGCAATCAGCATTGTTAATAATGCAGTTGGGATGATTAATAATGCAATTGGCGGAATTGAATCGGCTTTCTCCTTTGGGCCTTGGACTGTTCCAACACCGTTTGGTTCAAAGACTATTGGATTTCATGCAACATTTCCACGTATTGGAACTATTCCGTATCTGGCCAGTGGCGCAGTTATTCCACCACGAAGCGAATTCCTTGCGGTATTAGGTGACCAGAAGAAAGGAAATAACCTGGAAGCACCGGAAAGCCTGTTACGGCAGATTGTCCGGGAAGAATCAGGAAAAGGACAGGGAGACGGAAATACCTATAATGTTACAGTCAATGCATCTGGCAGAAAACTGTTAGATATTATTATCAGTGAAGCTGAAATGAGAAGAAACCGAAACGGGAAGAACCCATTTGAGTTAGTATAAGGAGAAGAATATGACGCAGGAACAATTCAAAATAGACAACGTTGTTATAAGAGCACCGGACAGTTACAAGCCGGTGTTCGCAACCACTTCTACGGAAGATTCTAAGAGAAGTCAGGATTTAGTTATGCATAATTCTCCAATGGGAACCATAGGCGGGTATGACATGCAATGGGGCGAACTTACGTGGACTGAAATAGCAACCATACTAAATACTGTACTTAACAAAAGCCAATTCACATTCCACCATAAAGACCCAACTATTCCGGGAAGATGGATAGACAGAACATTCTACGCATCAAATTTTAACATGGCTGCGCAAACTCTGAAAGACGGGGAAGAAAAGTGGACAGATTTGTCTATTAATGTGAGGAGGATTGAGCCGATTTGATAAATGTATCTACTCAGTTGAAGAAAGAATCTCTTACAAACAGAAATTATTACGTGACAGCAAATGTTACATTGTCAAATGGCGCAACTCTTAAGCTAGGTAAAAAAGACTTTTACCTGTCTGGAAATAGTCTTGTAGATTCAGCGGACTCCGGGGACTTTCCGGTGGGTGTGGCAATCGCAAAAACGGCAAGTTTATCATTGGTAAATGATGACGGGCGCTTTGACGGATATAATTTTAACGCTGCAAGGTTTGTTATCTTTCTCAATGTGCAGTTATCCGACAGGATAGAAACCATAAAGAGAGGTACTTACATTGTATCGAAAAAGCCCGCAACAGCAAGCGAAATAAGTCTTTCTCTCTTAGATAAAATGCATAACGCTGATAAGGCATATGATTCTAATCTGTCTTTTCCTTGTACGGTCAAGGAACTGCTCTCGGAATGCTGTCAGCAATGTGGAATCACTCTTGGAGATGCAGTGTTTCCAAATGCGGATTTTCAGATTCAGAAAGTGCCATCTAATGCGACATACCGTACAATAATCGGAATGTGTGCCGGGATAGCCGGTGGAAATGCAAGAATCGACGAAAATGACTTACTCAGGATTATTACGTTTGATAAGACATTTACCAATACGACTATTTACGATGGTGGAACAGTAAAGAACTGGACAAATGGTGATGATCTGGATGGCGGTACGCTTAATCCATGGACAACAGGGACCGTGATTGATGGTGGTACGTTAAGCAATAACGACTATCACGCGTTATTTTCAATTCAGAATCTACAATATGACGTAGACGATGTTATTGTAACAGGCGTCAAATACGTAGAAGATGAGGCCGAATATATGTCGGGTCAGGACGGCTATGTAATCACTATTGATAATCAGCTATTGTCAGGAAATGCACAGGCAGGAGTCGAAGCTATTGGAAATCAATTAATCGGTTTGCGAATGCGTCCTTTCTCATGCGACGGAATCGCCAACGGATACGCCACTTTCGGCGATCCAGTCGAATTTATTGACACAAAGAATCGTGTTTTTAGATCATTTGTAACTAATGTAGAATTTGTGTTCGGTGGTTCAACAACATGGAGCTGTAGTGCAAAGAGTGCCGAAGAAGATGCAAGTGAATTCATTGGTGAACAGCAGGCAGCGGTAGAGCAAGTAAAAAAAGACACAGAGAAAAAGCTATCTGCATATGATGTAAAGCTCAAACAAATGAATGAGCTTGCAGCAAACACACTGGGTTTCTTCTATACAGAGGAAATGCAAGAAGACGGTTCTGTAATTACGTACCGGCATGATAAGCCTACGCTTGCTGATTCTAAGATAATTTATAAGACGGGTATTGATGGATTCTTCTTATCAGTAGACGGCGGTCAGACATGGAAAGCCGGATTCGACAGTAATGGAGATGCTGTTCTGAATATTCTTTACGCCATTGGCATTCAATCAGAATGGATTAATACAAGAGGTTTCACAGCGAAAGATAATAACGGAAATACGACATTGAGAATAGATGCCGACACAGGTGCTGTCACGTTAGAAGTTGAAAATTTTACACTCAAAAGTAGAACTATTGAGCAGATCGCCAAGGACGTTGCGAATGAATCAATTCAAAATAATGTGACTATCCCGAACTATTATGGCACGTATGTACCAACGTTACAAAATTATCCGGCATCTGAGTGGAAAAGTGAAGAATATGAAAAGCATGACGGCTCGATATTCATGAACTTCTCTACAAGCCAGGTATATATGTTTTCTGGGACTGATGGCGCTTGGCGGGAACTGGACGCTGAAAAAATTGTCAATTTTGAAAGAGTTTTTAACGCTTTAACGGATAACGGTAAGCAAGAGGGAATTTATATGCAGAACGGACATCTGTATATAAATGCTTCCTATATTAAGTCCGGCCAGATTTCAGCTGATTTAATTAGCTTGAAAAACATTAATGTTACAAACAGTTCTGGAACATCAACATTTGCGATTGATAACTACGGAAATGTTACGCTCAGACCTAATACATTCGTGTTAGCAAACGGCGACACAATATATAGTGTTGCTGAAAATAAAGCTTCGACAGCGTTATCGAATGCGAATCGCTATACAGACAAGGCACTTAGTAATCTCGACATAGGAAAAATGTCCAAGCAAGAGATTATTAATGTGCTAAGCGATAACAGCAGCAATAAAGGCCTGTATCTATCAAATGGCAATGTGTACATGAATGCCGATTATATTAACACAGGCGAATTAGCAGGATGGAAAGTTGGAATTAAAAAGCTTTCAGCAAGTGGCACGTATGGAGAAGTAATACTAGATGCTTCAACTGGAGAGATCTATTCAGAGACGAATACAGGAATATATGTACCGGGGTACGGGACATTGTATGGAACGCGTATTAGAGGAATCAATCTTTATACAGGAACCGTACATGCAAGTTCAGCCTCGGTTAATACCAGTGTTTCAGCTGGCAGTGTTTCGGCTGACAGTGTTTCAGCATCAAAGAAAGTTACAGCAGGTACACATATAGAAGCCAGTGGTCATTTCTACAGTGTAGGTACGGGGACAGACCTTGCAGATGCTTCTATCAGAGGGAAGCTGAAAGTAAACGGGACAAAATCAAGATCAGTTTCGACGGTAGACTATGATGAACAGCTCTTTTACTGCTATGAAATGCCAACCCCATTCTTTGGAGATATCGGTGAATCTGTAATATCGGATGACGGGATTTGCATGATTGACATAGATGATATCTTTCAGGAATCTGCGAATGTCGGCATTAAATATTATGTGTTCTTGCAAAGAGAAGGAGAGGGTGACTGCTGGATAGCTGAGAAAGAGCAGGATTATTTTGTTGTAAAAGGAACTCCGGGACTTAAATTTTCGTTCGAAATCAAAGCAAGACAAGCTGAATATGAGCATATGCGATTTACTGACCCGGGAGATACGGCTTATACAGACGCAAGAGATATAGAAATCCCGGAACCAAATTATGAGTCAGAAGAAACAGAGGTCTCGGAACCAGATTATGAATCAGAGCTTATTAACGACAGATTAAACATTATCAATCAAATGGAGGTAATATCATGAAGAAGATTTTAACAAGTTTTATGAATCTTAGCACTGGAGAAGGAAGTCGAATTGCATATACATATTCAGAAGTAGATGAGAATACAGGAAGTATTATCAGTCAGAATAATAAAGGTAATTTCCTTGTGATGAATGACGATGTGCAGAAAAATCTTGATTCCGTAAAGGATTACATAAAAAATAATTTCCTTTCATAAGGAGGTAAGTCTAATATGGCCGATACATATACAATACAATTCCGACGGGGTATGTACGCCGATTTTGATACATCGAAAATTCGTCCCGGAGAGCCCGTTGCGATTCTTGGCAATGACCCGTCCGTTCCATCTGGCAAAGCCTTATACATTGCATTTGCAGCTAATGATGTAAGGCGCTTATGCTCCATTGAGGATATTTCAGAGATGGTTAATGCCGGAGAATTTGTTGGTCCGCAAGGCCCCAAAGGTGAAAAAGGAGAGCGAGGGGAGAAAGGTGCAGAGGGTCCTGCTGGCCCGCAGGGTCCAAGGGGTGAAAAAGGAGATAAAGGTGATCCGGGAGAAAAGGGTGCGGATGGTACCGTAGCATTTGAATCGCTGACACCTGAGCAGAAAGAATCGCTGAGGGGTGTCTCTATCACAGCGGTCAGTATCGACGTAGATGGAAATTTGACAATAGCATTTTCAGATGGTGATAGTGAAAATGTTGGAAATATTATAGGGCCTCAAGGAGTGCCGGGTCCAAAAGGTGATAAAGGAGATGTTGGACCAGTTGGTCCACAAGGCCCGCAAGGAGAAAAGGGTGAACAAGGAAATGATGGAACATCTCTTAATATCCTTGGTACAAAAGAATCTGAGTCAGACCTCCCCTTGAGCGCAGAGAAGAACGACGCGTATTTAATAAATGGAGAAATGTGGGTTTTTGACGGCACAAATTGGAACAATGCCGGCAAGATTCAAGGGCCACAAGGACCGCAGGGACCAATTGGTCCACAAGGCCCAAAGGGTGACCCGGGACCGCAAGGCGTAAAAGGAGACCCTGGAAAAAAAGGAGAGCAGGGGGCACAAGGTCTAAAAGGCGATACCGGGCCGCAAGGCGAGCAAGGCCCAGTTGGTCCAAAAGGCGAGCAAGGAGATACTGGTGCGCGAGGAATCACATTCACTCCTGTTGTAGACAGCAAAGGGAATATAAGTTGGAGTAATGACGGGGGACTTGAAAACCCCCAGACAGTAAATATTACCGGACCGCAAGGCGATACGGGCGCAAAAGGAGATACTGGGCCGCGAGGAGAAAAGGGAGAGGCTGGGGATGCCGGGCCTAAAGGAGACAAGGGCACTACATTCGTCCCAAGTGTGGACACCGATGGAAATATAAGCTGGAGCAACACAGATGGAATCACCAATCCCGAAACAGTCAACATAAAAGGGCCAAAAGGAGACAGGGGAAGTGATGCGACTGTCCCGATTGCTACAACTGAAACTCTTGGCAAGGTTAAGCCCGACGGTAAGACAACATTCATAGACGAAGACGGAACACTCCACGCAAAAGGCGGAGGCGTGACCGTTACCCCTAAACCCGTAAACAACCCAACAATTGAAAATGCAAACACATCTGTCACAATTAAATGGCAAGACCCTGAAAACACGGTAATCAGTGGCTCAACATTTTCTACATGGGCTGGCACAAAACTTGTAATGAAAGAAACGGGCTATCCTGCAAATCCAGATGACGGAACGCTTGTGGTTGATAATACGGTTCGAGATAAATACAAAACCACAGGCTATACAGTCACAGGGTTAACAAGCGACAAACAATATTACTTCGCGCTGTTCCCATACAACACTGATGGCGTATACAACTACGATACAGGAAACAGACTTCTCGGTGAACCAGGGGAATTGAAGATTGTCACATTCGCTGACGGAACGGATGCTGAAATAGCAAGGATGATTAAAGCGCACTACGCAGGTAAAATCAATATTGGCGAATATTGGGCGGTTGGCGACAAGAGAACCATCCATCACAATGCTATGGATGCAACAGGCGTGAGTGAGTCACACAAAGCAAATGATTATGCTTATGTGATCATCGGAATTGAACATGACGACTTGGTAACTGCTATCAATGGCAAGGCCAAAGCCGCTATTACAATTCAGACGGAACGCCTGCTGTATTTAGACACTACGACAGAATATAACGATTCTCTCGATGCATCTCATGAATGTGGTTATATGAATAGCTCAGATATGAATAGCGGCGGTTGGGAAGGTTGTGAAAGACGTACATGGTGTAATAATGTGTACAAGAAATGTTTACCTGCTTATGTCCAAAGCATGATGAAACAGGTTAAAAAGCTGACATCTGTGGGAGGTCAGAGTAGTACAATCAAGACTTCAAACGATTATGCGTTCTTACTATCTGAAATCGAAATTTTTGGTAACAATCCATATTCTTTTGGAGGTGAAGGAACACAGTATCAATACTTTAAGAATGCGACCGCAAACAGGTATAAAAGCCCACGAACTAGCAATTCTTATACGTCTGGGATTTGGTGGGAGCGTTCGCCTTGCCGCAGTGCCAATGAGTCCTTCTGTGTTGTGAATGCGGTAGGGAATACGAACATCGCCGATGCCGGTCAAGAAAGGAGCCTCACCCTTTGCTTATGTTTCTAAAATCCTAGTAAATTAATGAATTATTTATAGCTGAATGGCTAAGAACAGGAGGTGCATATGGATAAAAAGGAAATTGCAAATATTTATAAAGCAATTAATAGAGTTTCAAACAGACTGAATGAAATGTCTGAAAAACTTGACTTGGTGATGCAAATGCTTAATGCGGAATCTAATCGTAAAATTCTAATTAATGGTGATGGTATTGACGGTCTGGCTGAACTTGTATCAACGCATGATTCGGCACTTGATGAACTGGCTACTTTAGTTGCAACAATCAGAGGTGAGAATAATGGTTAAATTTTACGAAGAAAGAGTTATTAATGAATTGAAAAAATGGGCAGATGTTCCCGAGTTGTGGAATAAGAAGGTAATTGAAAGGCTTCAAAAGGATGGCTATGTACTGAATGAGGACGGGACAGTAACAGAATCAAAACCAGGGATAGTGAAATAAAATACGTGCAAGGGAGAAAATATGGAAATTAAAGGAATTGACGTATCATCTTATCAGAGCAAGCCAGACTGGGCGAAAGTATCGAATTCTGAAATTAAGTTTGCAATATTGAGAATCCATCAAAAATCTGGAACTGATTCCTCTTTTGAGCATAACTACAAAGGATGCAAGTCAAATGGAATCCTTGTCGGCGGATATAAATACAGTTACGCTCTGACACCGGCACAGGCAATTGATGAAGCTGAGAGCGTAATTTCTGTTCTTGGCGGACGCGGAATGGACTTTCCAATCTTCTACGACCTTGAATGGAGCCAGCAGAGAAACCTTGGAAAACAGGCGATTGAGAATATTGCAGTAGCATTTCTGACCAGAATCAAAAAAGCCGGTTATAAGGTCGGTATCTACTGCAATCTTGATTGGTACAATAACGTTCTGTCAGACACCCTGAAAAAGTACGATTGCTGGATTGCTCGTTATCCGGCTAGTGATAATGGCTCTGTACAGGAAAGATTGCGTCCATCTGTTGGTGTAGGCTGGCAGTATTCCAGTAGAGGAAAAGTATCCGGCATTAGTGGTAACGTTGACATGGATGTATTCTATAAGGATTACAAAGAGGAGGTTTCTGCAATGGATAAAGCTATTGAAAAAGTGATTCTCATTGCAAAAAATGAGATTGGATACCTTGAAAAGAAGAGCAATAGTCAGCTCGACAGTAAGACTGCAAACGCCGGTTCAAACAACTATACGAAGTACTGGCGAGACATTAAGCCATCATATCAAGGACAGCCTTGGTGCGCAGCATTCGTGAGTTGGTGTTTTATGGAAGCATTCGGACAGGAAAAAGCAAAAAAACTGTTGAAGCACTGGCCCTATGTTTACTGCCCAACACTTGGTAATCTGTTTACAAGGAACGCTAATCCAAAGATTGGCGATATTGTAATCTTTTATCGTAACGGAACTTTTGCTCATACCGGCATCGTAACGGCTGTAATCGGAGACAGGTTCTATACCATCGAGGGAAATACTTCTGGCGCATCTGGAATTATTGCAAATGGCGGCGGTGTCTGCGCAAAGAGTTATCTTAACAGTCAGATGCCCGGAACTAAGTTCTGCACACCGGATTACAGTATTGTATCTGATACATCACAAACAGGAGAGAAATATATGTTTAATCCAGAGACAGTAAAAGCAGGAGACAAAAACACATCTGTACTCCTCCTACAGGAAATTTTAAGAGCCAGAGGTTTTAAAGGTAAAAACGGCAAAGTTTTGAAACTTACATGGGCAGCAGATGCGAACACGATTTACGCTCTAAAAGCTTATCAGGAATCCAGAAAAAAAGTTCTGGAAGTGGACGGAATCTGTGGACCTGCCACATGGAAAGATTTGATTGCTATATAAAAACATCCCGGGGTTAATTCCCCCGGAACTTTATTTATAAACATATTTGGTATCATTTCGGAAGTTTTAGACTGTTATCGTTAGTCACACGTTAGTCACAAATAAAAATATTGTTTCCTAATATAATAATGCCAAAAACACTGTATTTATGGGCATTTGCGCAATTTTCTAAATTCTATTTGTTGGTCACAATTAATAAAATTAGAATAATGAAAATGAAATGTGGGAAATCCTTGTAAAATCGCTGAAAACGTTGATTTTGATAGGGTTTCCGGCATTTCGATAATGATATTTCGGTTGTTTTAGAAAGATTAAAATAGGTTCCGTTAGTCACAGTTAGTCACAAATGGAACTTTTATCTTTTCTATTTCTGTCCGAAGTTCTTCTAACGTCCTGTGGCCGTACACTGCGTTCGTGACGTCTCCACCAAAGGAGTGGCCTAGCATTCGCTTTCGGTCATTCTCCCGGACACCGTATTTTTCGCATAAAGCAGAAAAGGTGTGTCGGCAGTCGTGCGGCGTGTGTTTCGGATTGCCGACTATTCCCAAACGTTCCAGTGTAGGATAGAACAATGCTTTTCTGTGGTGTTGCTGAGTATATACGCATAGTTTACCATCTTGTGTCAGTACTTTCTGTTCGACAAAACGGTATATAGCAGAATGTATCGGAACAATTCTGTTTTTACCGGCTTTTGTTTTGATTCCACCTTGAAAGTACTTCTCTTCTAGGTTGGTTGTAAGTTTTAGCACTTCGCCGATTCGCCAACCAGAGTAACACATGATAAGAATGAGCTGTACTTCTGGATCGTCGGTATTATTCCACAGTACCTGCATCTCCTGATCAGAAAATGGCGTTCCATGTTCGGTGTCATTATCAGCATTGACATGGACATATAACGCCTTGTTTTCCGTTACGATTTCTGAGTAGACTGCATATTTGTACATCTGCTTGAACAGAGTCAAAATAGCCATCTGGCTTTGCTTTTTCAGCTTACAATCATCAATAACCTTTTGCATATCAGGAGCCTTTAAATCTTCAAATACGCGATTATGCAGAACAGTGCAGTTTGTATAAGCTGTCCGATATGCTTCCTTTGAACTGTATGACAGTTTTGTTCCCTCTGGGAACTTCCACGCATAAAACTGTTTATATACCTCTGAGAACGTCAATTTCTTGATTTCCGGGTGTTTTCCTTCGACACCCTTAATTGTATTGTAGTCGGCAATCAAACGGCTTATAAGACTATCTATGTCAGTTGTAGGGGACACCTCGAGTGTTCGCTCCATGCCGGGCTGATACGTGCCGGCTTTGTATGCTGTCAGGACAGTGAAACCTTTTATCCAGTCATCTACGTAGCAGATCGCCGGCGGACGTTTTAGTTTACCATTATCGCCCAGTGTAGCTGGTGGATGCACTGCGAAGCAGTTTCTCCGGTTCTTACCAAGATACCGGATAGAACCGAAGTTATTCGGCAACTTTGGATATTTCTTTCTTTTCTTCGCCATTTTTATTCCTCTTTTCTTTATGTAGCTGTTTTTAGGTATAAAAATAACAGCCGAACAAATTTTCTGTCTTGTTCGACTGCTCCGAAGATGATACAATATGTTTTGCCAGAATATTACATTTCTTCGGAGATGTATAAATGCCGTCCCGGTACGCCAATGCCAGGGCGGTTTTTTATTTAATTATGTGATTTCCAATTTACTCTCATTACAATTCCTACAATCCAATAAATTCCACCAGAACAAGCACCCAATATTAAAATCCAAAACCAACTTAAATACCATGGCATTTTCCGTTTTATATACGGTGTACCTGAACTCGCCGCTGAGGATGCAGAGGAAGATGCAGAATTATTAATGATGATGTCTCTGTTGTTAGAAGCCAACTGCTCTACTTGTTTTCCACACTTAGGACACACTACACAGTCGTCGTCAATAAGTTCTCCGCAGTGCTTACAATATTTTTTCTTTTCATTCATGATAAACACCCTCCTGATATGTTTTCGCCACACTTCGCACTTTTTATGCGGATTATGTGTTTTGTACCGCTGATTTTGCAATATTATGTAAAGTACGGTTATTCGTGGTATTTTTATTTTATCATTTTAAGAGCATATTGTAAAGATTTAAGACGAAATAGAGTGATTTAGATGAAAAAGAAATGTTTTTTTTCTACAAAATAGTGAGAGTTCATGTGTATCATTGGCAGTTGCCAAGAGTCGGGATAGGTGGTATAATAGCAAAAAAGAACTAATGTTCGGTTCTATTTCCCACAAGCCGGACATATACTATAATGTAGGTGGTAGTTGTAACAGGGAGGGTTGTTTATGGATTATAAGAAGGAAATTATTGAGATGATAGAGAATACTGAAAATGAGGGCAAGTTAAAATTTGTCTATACAATTCTTATCAAATATCTAAAATCAAAGAAGCAAGGGGATTAACCCTTGCTCTTTTTGTTTAGTGATGAAACTATTTGTTTTATTGCTTTCTTATCTTCTTTATCGAGTGCTTTGTATTCCTCGATAAAATCTAAGATGTCAGGTTCTGACATAAGATTTCCAATTATGATTGCATAATCGTCATCGCTTTTAGAACCCATGAGGTATGTCGGTGTTACTTCCAAAACGCCACATAGAAGCTCAATGGTGTCCATATCTGGTTTACACTTATCTTTTTCCCAGTCGCTAATTGAATTATGCTTTGCATTGATTTTTTCTGCAAGTTGCTTCTGAGTCAGCTTCTTTGCCGTTCTGGCTTGCTTGATTTTCTCGCCAAATGTCATTATCGGTTCCTCCTTTCATGATTAATAATAATATAGAAATTTCGAACTGTCAATAAAATAATTTCGATTTTCTCGAAATTTCTTCTTGACATTCGGATAGTTCGAAGTTATACTGTAATTGTTCGATGAGAACGAAATTCAAACAGAAAGGAGAAATGAGAATGTGCGTTGGTAAAAAAATTAAGTCATACCTTGAGAACAACGGCATAACACAGACATTTGTCGCCAATAAAACTGGCATTCCTGTTCAGAAACTCAATCTTTCTCTCAATGGAAATCGCAGATTAGATTTCGATGAATACGAATTAATTTGCGGGGCGTTATCTGTTGGGACTGACAAGTTTCTTGAACCGAAAATTCCAGAGCAGAAAGGAGAATAAATGGACGCATTACAATTTAATAAAGCCGTCAGTCAACACTGCAAAGAATCTGGTGGAGACTGTTGCAAATGTGACCTACGGCTTTACTGTTACCTATCGCCAAGTGAGCGACCGGATGAGTTAGTGAGCCTGGTTATTGATTTTTTGCATAACCACATTGAAAACCATGGTCATTATACCCATCACAGTGCGGCTTCATTTCCGTGTATTGATGATATGGACATGAGCACCGCAGTAGGCGGCGACTGTTACCAGAAACCTCATACTCTTCATAAACAGTCACATGTTTGTGAATCTTGTGGCAATGATACAGTCGTGTAATTGTTTCAACCATATAATTCCCCTTTCGTTATACTCGGCATGTCGGTGCCTGTAAATGCATTATAGGTAGAGGGGAAAGGAAATACAATAGGTTGAATAAAAATCGTATTAAGAGATAAAAGCAAAGTAAGGAGGTAAAAAATATGAAACGCCATCCGATTATGGAATATGTGATTCCAGCAATTGTAGCAAGTGTGGCAACAGTTTTAATCCGTTTAGTGCTAGGGTGGTAAGAATTGAAGCAATAATGAAAGGAGTAAATATATGAGCGAAGTTGATGCTTACATCAAGGAAAATACAAGGAGGAAAACCAATCAATGAAAAAATTCGAACTGACAGCAGAGTCAAAAATCAACATCTTTGGAAAGAAGCTTTTCCGTATCAAGGCGCTTATATCATTTGGAGATGTAGAAGAGGGAGAAACTGGTGGGTGGATTGAGAAAGAGGAAAACCTTGAACAGTCCTCCGGCGATGCATGGGTCTCCGGCGATGCAGAGGTCTCCGGCAATGCAAGGGTCTCCGGCAATGCAAGGGTCTCCGGCGATGCAGAGGTCTCCGGCAATGCAAGGGTCTACGGCAATGCAAGGGTCTCCGGCGATGCAAGGGTCTCCGGCGATGCAGAGGTCTCCGGCGATGCAGAGGTCTCCGGCAATGCAGAGGTCTCCGGCAATGCAAGGGTCTCCGGCAA